GTCTATCAAGAAGCTCTTAGGCCCTAGCGGTTCCTATGAGTTCTTTGATCCCGACATTGTCATTCACATCAATACGGCTCTGGCAAGACTTGTCCAGCTTGGAGTTGGTCCTCCCAGTGGATTTAGGATCGACGATAGCGGTGGTCAAACCTGGGAAGAGTTCCTGGGTAATGATCCAAGACTTGAGCCGGCGAAAACTCTTGTCTATCTCAAGGTCAAGAAAGTTTTCGATCCCACCTTAAGTGCCTCAGTTAAACAAGCATTCGACGAAGCAATTGCAGAAATCGAATGGACTATTAACTGCGACGCTGAAGACATCCCGGAATAGGAGGAATTACAAAATGGAGTATACTCCCTATCTTGTCCATTACGGTGTCAAAGGTATGAAGTGGGGTGTTCGTCGAACTGATGCTCAGTTGGCAAGAGCCAGAGGCAAAAGCGACGCATCTAGCTCCAAGACCTCCGATGCTGATAAGGAGAAACGCAGGTCTACTGCAAAAAAAGTAGCCGCTACCACAGCCGCCGTTGTGACGGTTGCAGCCGCAGCTACAATTTATGCGAAGAACCCCAAAGTTCGCAGCGTAGTTAATTCCGTTGTCGACAAAGCTAAAAAGATTTCTGTTGACGATATTAAGACTACGGGGAAGAAAAGTATAGAGCAAGGTAAAACTTACGCTAAGAAAGCATTGAAGATTGCCAAGGAAGCCGGCAAAGTCTATGGTAAGGACGCCATGGATGGTGCCAAAGAAGGTGTAAAAGAAGGAATCAAAACTGCTTCTAAAGAAGCAACAAAAGCGATTGTTTCCGGCATCATCATGAATTCTGCAAAACGCGTTCTTGACCGTGCTGTGGGCAAAGAAGAATCGGCTAAGATCTTCCAGGCAAATAATAAGAAGAAGATTTCTTCTTTCTGGAAAGTATCTCCCGAAGATAAGGACGAAGACGATTAAAGCTCTTCATATTCTTCTTCAGCATCATCATTTTTTGGAAGATTCAGGTTTACACCTAAAATAGCTGCTGAGGCAAGAATACCTGTGAGTGTCACTACTCCCGTAGAAATGAATGCTGCAAGACGTTCTTGAGCAATTTCTCTTCGCATTTCACGAAGGGCGGCATTTACTTCAGATATTTTATCTAAAATTACCATTCTTTGTTCAAAAGAAAGATCGCCTGCATTCAGTTCTTTTTCGAGTATTTGGATAGTATATTCGTGCATTTCGAATAATCTTTCCGTTTCTTCTTTAGCCGAGGCTAATAAACCTAGAAATGAATCATGATATTTTTCTACAAGTTCGAGGGACGCCTTTTCAAATTCAGGAAATTGTTCTAGTGCTTTCTTTGCAACTTCTGGGTCCATTTCATGAATCATAGAAGCTAACTTAAGGACTTTCTTTTTAGATAATTGTCTGAAGTTATCAATTCCTAATTTCTTTAATACTTTCTGTTCGCTTAGTGATTGACTCATAAGAATCAACTCCTTCGTTGTGAATAAGAAAATATTAACATATTAGGAAACAAAAATCAATATTTACCCCCCCATTAGGGCGGGAGAGGAGGATATATGTGGAGTTATCAACATTCTGACGAACTCTACCATCATGGCATTAAAGGTATGAAATGGGGAGTTAGGCGCTATCAAAAGAAAGATGGAACTCTTACTTCTGCTGGTAAGAAACGATACTTTGAAAAAAGTGATGGATTATACAGCAAGAGTAAAGTGCCAAGTAATGCCAAAACCGGTCCGTATCAGGAAAACAGATACACGAAGGAACGTAAGCGTCAGAAAAAGCATATTATGACGAAACGCGCTATCGATATAGGCTCTAGATTTATTAACACCTATACTAAACAACACGATGTTACTTTGAATGGTAAACATGTTGGTATTCCTGACAATGTAAAAACGCTTGTTAATATGTTGTTATATTATAAATACATGAAAGACACTTTCAAATGAGGTAAAAATGGACGTTCGAGTTTATAGCTGTAATAATGAGTTCCGTCATCATGGCATTAAAGGCATGAAATGGGGCGTTCGTCGGTATCAGAAAAAAGATGGTTCGCTTACTGCTACTGGAAAACTGCGTTATGCAGAAGTGTCGGATAAAGCTATAAAAACAAATTCTGATGGCAGCAAAACGGTTCCTAAAGGGTTTGTTTTTAATCGTGTTGGCGGAGCATCGTTAGACGTAAATAAATCCGGTGCGTTATATGTAAGTTATGGTTTAGACGATGCGGCGCGTTATGTAAAGAATCTTGGTCCAACACCCCTTAATAAAATTTTGGGGACAGCGAGTTTCAACGTGCAACATATATCTGCAAAAGATTCGTTGAGAATGCCGTCTGATGATACTGTAGTCAAAGAGACTGCTCAACTATTATTAGACAATAAAACGCTGTTCAAGACTTTTAACGATTCGTTATATTCGACAGTTTATACTGAGAATTTCGAAAGCGGCATCACGGAAGATGAACTTCGTAGAAGCATAGAGAATCCGCGGCTTAAAAGCTCCGTTAAATTAGCGTATAGTGTGAGTTCTTTTCTCGGTGATCCTAATTTTTCTCACGAATCAAAAACCGTATACGAACATTTTAGAAAATGTGGCTATGATGCCATTCCGGACTTACACGATACTCTTAGTGGAACGTCAACTACAGCGACTATCGTTATTAACCCACAAAAACTGACAGTCACCTCTACTACATATATTACCAAAGAAGTGATGATGGACGCTAAAGCATATGTAAAATCTATGGAGAAGCTCAAAGTAAGTGAATTGATTAAGTAAAAGGAGTAACAATTTCAAAATGGCATTATCGAACACTGCCGTCCCTAAGTATTACGGCGAGTTTCGAGATGCCGTAATGAGAGGCGAGATCCCAGTTAACCGTGAAATCTCTATGGAGATGAATCGGATTGACGACCTGATCGAAAACCCTGGTGTATGGTATGACGATCTTGCCGTCGAGGGCTTTATATCTTTCTGCGAAGAAGAGTTGACCCTTACTGATGGATCTGACTTAAATCTCCTTGATTCTTTCAAACTTTGGGCTGAGCAGATTTTTGGCTGGTACTACTTTGTCGAGCGTAGTATCTACGTTCCAAACAAAGATGGTCCCGGCGGCAAGTACGTCAATAAAACAATCAAGAAACGCTTAGTCAATAAGCAATATCTGATTGTTTCCAGAGGTGCTGCCAAGTCTATGTACGGTTCTTGCATTCAGGGTTACTTCCTGAATATTGATCCGTCCACCACTCACCAAATTACAACTGCTCCTACGATGAAGCAGGCAGAAGAAATCCTGTCCCCGATTCGTACGGCTATCACCCGAGCCAGAGGCCCGCTATTCCGATTCCTTACCGAAGGTTCCATTCAGAATACTACTGGTTCAAGAGCAAAGCGACAGCAGTTATGCTCGACTAAGAAGGGTATCGAGAATTTCTTTACTGGCTCTTACCTTGAAGTTCGTCCTATGCGAATAGATAAGCTTCAGGGTCTTCGTTGTAAAGTCGCAACTGTTGACGAATGGCTTTCTGGTGACATCCGGGAAGACCCCATCGGTGCAATCGAGCAGGGTGCATCCAAATTAGATGATTACCTGATCGTTGCTATGAGTTCCGAGGGCACCGTTCGTAATGGTAGTGGCGATACAATCAAAATGGAGTTAATGGACATCCTTAAGGGTGAGTACATTAACCCCCACGTTTCCATTTGGTATTACAAGCTCGATTCTCTTGACGAAGTGTCTCAGCCTGAGATGTGGCTTAAGGCGAATCCGAACCTTGGTAAGACCGTTACTTATGAAACTTATCATCTCGAAGTCGATAGAGCTGAGAAGGCTCCGTCTGCCCGAAATGATATTTTGGCAAAGCGGTTCGGTATTCCCATGGAGGGTTATACCTACTACTTTACTTATGAAGAAACCCTACCTCATCGTAAACGTAACTTTTGGCAATTGCCGTGTGCTCTCGGTGCTGACTTGTCTCAGGGCGATGATTTCTGTGCATTTACGTTCCTGTTCCCCCTTAGCAACGATAGATTTGGTGTAAAGACCAGAAACTACATTACTGAGCGTACCTTGAATCGTTTGCCCGTTGCAATGCGACTCAAGTATGAAACTTTTATGCAGGAAGGCAGCTTGATCGTTCTTGATGGTACCGTGCTTGATCCTATGGTCGTGTATGAGGATCTAGACAATCACATTTGTGAGAATGGCTACGATGTTCGGTGCTTTGGCTACGACCCGTATAATGCTCAAGAGTTTGTAGAACGTTGGGGCCGAGAGAATGGTTTTCATGGTATTGAGAAAGTAATTCAGGGTGCTAAGACAGAGTCTGTACCTCTTGGCGAATTGAAGAAACTGTCCGAGGACAGAAAACTTCTCTTTGACGAGGATCTAATGACTTTTGCTATGGGCAACTGTATTACTCTTGAAGATACAAATGGTAACCGTAAGCTCTTTAAGAAGCGTTATGAGCAGAAGATCGACGCTGTTGCAGCTATGATGGATGCCTACATTGCTTTTAAGCACAACAAGGATATGTTTGAGTGAGGTAATAATTCAAAATGGACTAAATTTACCCCCCCCCTAAAAGGGCGGGAGAGGAGGATAGTAAATGTGGGAATTTCAGTATCCTGACGAACTCTACCATTATGGCGTCAAAGGTATGAAATGGGGCGTTCGCAGATACCAGAATAAGGACGGTACACTTACTGCTGCAGGAAAGAAGCGTAATGCAGAAGTATCAAACAAAACCATAAAAGTAAATTCTGATGGTTTCAAAACAGTTCCTAAGGGATTTGTTTTCAATCGTGTTGGCGGTGCATCGTTAGATGTAAATAAATCTGGTGCATTATATGTCAGTTACGGAGAAGCCGATGCTGCACGTTATGTGAAAAATCTCGGCCCGACACCTCTTAGTAAAATATTTGGTGTCGCAAGTTATAACGTTCAACATATTTCAGTAAAAGAACCGTTGAAGATCCCGTCGGACGATGTCGTGGTCAAGGAAACTGCAAAAATATTGTTGAATAATCCAGATTTGTTAAGATCCTTTAACGATTCCATTTATTCGTTGGTATATACTGGGGACTATGAAAAATCTGTTACGGCAATTGAACTTGATACCGCTGTGAATAATCCGAAATCAAAAAGTTCTATTAAATTGGCGTACAGTGTTAATTCATTACTTGGTGATCCTAATTTTGCAAACGAATCGAAAATCATATACGAGCATTTTAGAAAATGCGGATATGATGCAATTCCTGATATACATGATGTATTGAGCGGAACTTCAGCTACCGCGACTATTGTTATTAATCCGCATAAACTCTCCGTTACTTCAACGACATACATAACTAAAGAAGTTATGCGAGATGCTAAAGCATATGTGAAAACGATGGAGAAGCTTAAAGTAAGCGAAATAATCAAATAAAAGGAGTAACAATTCAAAATGGCGTTATCGAACACTGCCGTCCCCAAGTATTACGGCCAGTTTCGAGATGCCGTAATAAGAGGCGAGATCCCGGTTAATCGTGAAATCTCTATGGAGATGAACCGGATTGACGACTTGATTGAAAACCCAGGTGTATGGTATGACGATCTTGCCGTCGAGGGTTTTATATCTTTCTGTGAAGAAGAATTAACCCTTACCGATGGATCTGACCTAAATCTCCTTGATTCGTTCAAACTTTGGGCTGAGCAGATCTTTGGTTGGTATTACTTTGTCGAGCGTAGTATTTACGTTCCAAACAAAGATGGACCTGGCGGTAAGTATGTCAATAAAACAATTAAGAAACGCTTAATCAATAAGCAGTATCTAATTGTTTCTAGAGGTGCCGCCAAATCTATGTACGGCTCATGCATTCAGGCTTTCTTCCTGAACATTGACCCGTCTACCACTCACCAGATTACAACAGCTCCAACGATGAAACAGGCAGAAGAGATTCTGTCTCCGATTCGTACAGCTATTACACGAGCCAGAGGCCCGTTGTTCCGATTCCTTACCGAAGGTTCTATTCAGAATACTACTGGTTCCAGAGCAAAACGACAGCAGTTATGCTCGACTAAGAAGGGCATCGAGAATTTCTTCACTGGCTCTTACCTTGAAGTCCGTCCTATGCGAATAGACAAGCTTCAGGGCCTGCGTTGCAAAGTTGCTACCGTTGACGAATGGCTTTCCGGTGACATTCGGGAAGACCCTATCGGCGCAATCGAACAGGGTGCATCCAAATTGGACGATTACCTGATCGTTGCTATGAGTTCTGAGGGTACTGTTCGTAATGGCAGTGGCGATACAATCAAAATGGAGTTAATGGACATCCTTAAGGGCGAGTACATTAACCCCCACGTTTCCATTTGGTATTACAAGCTCGATTCTCTTGACGAAGTGTCTCAGCCTGAGATGTGGCTTAAGGCGAATCCGAACCTTGGTAAGACCGTTACTTATGAAACTTATCATCTCGAAGTCGATAGAGCTGAGAAGGCTCCGTCTGCCCGAAATGATATTTTGGCAAAGCGGTTCGGTATTCCCATGGAGGGTTATACCTACTACTTTACTTATGAAGAAACCCTACCTCATCGTAAACGTAACTTTTGGCAATTGCCGTGTGCTCTCGGTGCTGACTTGTCTCAGGGCGATGATTTCTGTGCATTTACGTTCCTGTTCCCCCTTAGCAACGATAGATTTGGTGTAAAGACCAGAAACTACATTACTGAGCGTACCTTGAATCGTTTGCCCGTTGCAATGCGACTCAAGTATGAAACTTTTATGCAGGAAGGCAGCTTGATCGTTCTTGATGGTACCGTGCTTGATCCTATGGTCGTGTATGAGGATCTAGACAATCACATTTGTGAGAATGGCTACGATGTTCGGTGCTTTGGCTACGACCCGTATAATGCTCAAGAGTTTGTAGAACGTTGGGGCCGAGAGAATGGTTTTCATGGTATTGAGAAAGTAATTCAGGGTGCTAAGACAGAGTCTGTACCTCTTGGCGAATTGAAGAAACTGTCCGAGGACAGAAAACTTCTCTTTGACGAGGATCTAATGACTTTTGCTATGGGCAACTGTATTACTCTTGAAGATACAAATGGTAACCGTAAGCTCTTTAAGAAGCGTTATGAGCAGAAGATCGACGCTGTTGCAGCTATGATGGATGCCTACATTGCTTTTAAGCACAACAAGGATATGTTTGAGTGAGGTAATAATTCAAAATGGACTAAATTTACCCCCCCCCTAAAAGGGCGGGAGAGGAGGATAGTAAATGTGGGAATTTCAGTATCCTGACGAACTCTACCATTATGGCGTCAAAGGTATGAAATGGGGCGTTCGCAGATACCAGAATAAGGACGGTACACTTACTGCTGCAGGAAAGAAGCGTAATGCGTCCTCAAATAAGACTGGAACAAAGAAACCCTCTAGTGCGAAATCTCTTATCAGTTCTAACGGCAATAAGCGCGCATCGGATGCTATCGCTGGTTTAGGCGAAGAATTACTGGTCGAACTGGCAGTATATGCTGCTGTTTATGCTGCGATGTATGGCTATGCGAAGATCAGTGCAAAGAAACGTCGCGCTAAGAAGGCTGAAGAATTGGAAGAACGTAATCAAAACAAAGAAATTAAAAGTTTTGATGAGTGTCCTAAACTGAAAAACAAGATGTCTCCTGCTGAAAATGCTAAGGCAACGAATCCTGAGTATCCGTCTATGGGCACTACAATGAACTGTACGTTCTGCACAACCGCCATGGCTCTTAGGGAGAAGGGCTATGACGTTAAAGCCGCTAAGCTTGACGATGGATGGTATAGTGACGATTTGTTTAAGGCAACTTTCAATTCTCCGGAAGTGAAGATGAAGCCCAAGCAGAATGCGTCTTCTGTCTTAAAGGAGTTGTCCGATCAAGGCGATGGAGCTTACGGTAATATGACTGTCAATTGGAAACTTGGAGGTGCTCATTCTATCTTCTGGAAGAATGAGAATGGTACAACCAATATCTATGATGGTCAGAGTGGCAAAGAATACACTAGCTTTAGCGACAAAAAGATGCTTTTAGGTAATGTAAATTTGTCTAATATCTGCTATAATCGTCTTGATAATTGCGAGCCTACTGATTATGCGCTGGCTGTTGTCGAGCGAACTGAGCAGAAAAAGTAAAGGAGAATGAGTATGTCTTTGTATAATGCATTGGAACTTCTTCTGAAGAAAGTGCCTAATAGGATTCCTACTGGGTACTGGGAGCAGGATGGGCAGTATATCTTTAATACTAAAGCTACTCCTATGAATGAAGGAATGGCTATGCCCGCTCAGTACGTTGTTACTGCTGCTGGCGAAGTGTATGGAACTAATCCGATTCAGAGCAATCTGGATGTTTCTAAGATGAAACGCCTGCCCACTCCTAGAAAGAAGTAAGTGAAATAGCATCCGACTTCCCCCGATGACCTTAATTGGTTGTCGGGGATTTTTTTGTTTTTTATGGAGGTTACTTCAAAATGGAGTTATCTTTTGGTTCCCGGCTGAAACATGCCTGGAATGCTTTCTTTAGCAGAGATCCTACTCTCGGCTATCAGAACTACGGTTCGAGTTATTCATATCGTCCGGATCGCTTTAGATCCAGTTCCGGTAATGAACGAACCATCGCGACTGCAATTTACAATCGAATGAGTCTGGATGCAGCATCAATCGAGATTAAGCACGTCAGACTCGATAAGGACGGCAGATACCTGGAGGACATGGAGTCCTGTTTGAACGATATTCTCAATTTTGAGGCCAACATCGATCAGACAGGCAGAGCATTCCGCCAGGATATTTTTTGCTCTTTGCTGGACGAAGGTTATGTAGCAATCGTCCCAATCGATACGACTACTGTGCCTTCAAAGCCTGGCGTATTTGAAATCAACACCGCCAGAACAGGTAAGATTATCGAATGGTTTCCGCAGCATGTTCGCGTAAATGTTTATAACGAACTAACCGGACGTCGAGAGGATCTTATCGTTCCCAAGAAGACCACCGCGATCGTCGAAAACCCGTTCTACTCTGTGATGAACGAGTCCAACTCCATGATGAAGCGTCTGCTTCGTAAATTGGCTCTGTTGGATGCTATTGACGAACAAAGCAGCTCCGGCAAATTGGATCTGATTATTCAGCTGCCTTACGTTATTAAGACTGAGCAGCGTCGTAAGCAGGCCGATCAGCGCCGTCAAGATATTGCCGATCAGTTGTCCGGTTCCAAATACGGTATTGCTTATACCGACGGTACGGAACGTATTACTCAGCTCAATCGACCCGTCGAAAACAATCTAATGAAGCAGATTGAATACCTTACGAGTATGCTATACAGCCAGTTGGGTATCACTCAGAGCATCATGGATGGTACTGCCGATGAGAAGACCATGCTGAATTACTACAATCGGACGATCGAGCCTATCGTTGCTGCCGTGGTAGATGAAATGCTGCGTAAGTTTCTTACTAAAACTGCCCGCAGCCAGAAGCAGTCTATCATGTTCTTCCGTGATCCGTTCAAACTTGTTCCTGTTGAGCAGCTTGCTGAAATCGCTGATAAGTTTACTCGTAACGAGATTGCCACCTCTAACGAGATGCGTCAGACGATTGGCTGGAGGCCCTCTAAGGACCCGAAGGCGGACGAACTGCGGAATAAGAACCTCAGCGAACCCTCTGGAAATGCTAAAGCCCTTCCTCCGGGTACGCAAAACGTAACCACACCCACAAAACCAGAGGAGGAAGTTCAAAATGGAAAGATTTGACTTCGGCGGCTGGGCGACCAAAAACGACTTGAAATGCACTGACGGTCGTACGATCCGTAGAGATGCTTTCAAGCATAATGACGGTTGCACGGTTCCTCTTGTTTGGAACCACCAGCACGATGACCCTACGAATGTGCTTGGCCATGCTCTCCTGCGAAATCGCAAGGAGGGCGTTTATGCTTATTGCTCATTCAATGAAACCGACAGTGGCAAGAATGCCAAGATGCTGGTCGAACATGGCGACGTTGTATCGCTGTCCATTTTCGCAAATCAGCTGAAACAGAACGGTGGCGATGTGCTGCACGGCCAGATTAAGGAAGTAAGCCTTGTTTTGGCAGGTGCAAATCCCGGCGCTCTTATTGACTCTGTATCTATTGCTCATGGCGATAGTGCCGAGGAAGAAGCAATCATTTGGACTGGCGAGGGTATTTTCCTTAGTCATTCCGATGAAGACCCCGAAGAAACTAAGGAGGAAAAACCTGTGGCTGAAAAGAATGAAAAGACCGTCCAGGAAGTCATTGACTCCATGGACGACGATCAGAAGAACGTTATGTATTACATGATCGGCGAGGCGCTGAAGGAAGCCGGTGTTGACGTCGACGAAGATAACAAGGAGGAACCCGAAGTGAAGCATAATGCATTCGACCGCGAAACCCAGACCGAAAATGTGCTGTCCCATGCCGACATGGAGACCATCTTTAAGGATGCCAAGCGCTGTGGCTCTCTGAGAGAGGCATTCCTGGCCCATGCCGATAATATGGAACTGGCACATTCCACCCAGACTGAGACCTCTTCCAGCGAGACCCAGAAGTACGGCATTATTGGTGCCGACGATTGGCTGTTCCCTGAAGCTCGCCTGATGAACAACGGCGCTCCCGAGTTCATTAAGCGTAAGATGGAGTGGGTCTCCGTTGTTATGCACGGCGTACATCACACTCCCTTCTCCCGGATCAAGTCTATGTTCGCTGACATCACCGCTGAAGATGCCCGCGCTCGTGGCTATCTGAAGGGTAACATGAAGAAGGAAGAGTTCTTCACCCTGCTGAAGCGTACCACCACTCCCACCACCATCTACAAGAAGCAGAAGATGGACCGTGACGACATGATCGATATTACCGATTTCGACGTAGTCGCATGGCTGAAGTCCGAGATGCGTATGATGCTGGATGAGGAAATTGCCCGCGCCATCCTGGTTGGTGACGGCCGTCTGTCTTCCAGCGATGACCACATCAACGAGCTGAATGTCCGTCCCATCTGGACCGACGAAGACCTGTATACCATCAAGGCCAAGGTTTCTGTTGCTGCCAACGCTACCGACACCGAGAAGTGCAAGGCTCTGATTAAGGCAATTGTTAAGTCCCGTAAGGAATACCGTGGCTCCGGCGAGCCCACCATGTTCACCACCGAAGATGTCCTGACCGACTTCCTGCTGATGGAGGACAACAACGGCCGGTATATCTATGACTCCATCGACAAGCTGAAGTCTGTCCTGCGTGTTAAGAACATCGTTACCGTTCCCGTCATGGAAGGCCTGTCCAACGACAACGGTGAGCTGAAGGCTCTGATCGTTAACCTGAAGGACTACAATGTCGGTGCTGACAAGGGCGGCGCTGTCAACATGTTCGATGACTTCGACATCGACTACAACCAGCAGAAGTACCTGATCGAGACCCGCTGCTCCGGCGCTCTGATTAAGCCCTACTCTGCTATCGCTGTCTCCATGGCCACTGCTGCGTAAGGAGATAATTCAAAATGGCTAAGTTTTACGGAGCTATTGGCTATGCAACAACTGTAGAAACCTCACCGGGTATTTGGGAAGAACAGATTACTACGCGCATGTACGCTGGTGATCTTGGACGAAATACTCGGCGTCTTCAGTCTGGAGCGCAGGTCAATGACGACCTGACAATAGCCAATGAAATTAGCATCATTGCTGATCCGTATGCTTACCAGAACTTCCACGCAATGCGCTATGTCGAGTTCATGGGAACTAAATGGAAAATCAGCAATGTTGAAGTTCAGTTCCCACGACTCATTCTCACAACCGGGGGTATTTACAATGCGTAGTCAAGAAGAATTGCAGACTTTGCTCTGTGATGATATTTTGGGTTCTCCCAACGCTTACTTCCAGCCCCCGGCAAATGTGCAAATGAAATACCCTGCGATTGTCTATGCCTTGAAGGGTATCGATACGATTCGTGCTGATAATGGGGCTTACATAACGTTGCCCCATTACGAACTCACTCTTATCGATAAAAAACCCAATAGCCCGTATATTTCGAAACTGCTTGCTTTACCGTATTGCCGTTTCGACAGGCATTACAAGGCTGACAATCTGAATCACTTTACCTTCATTCTATATTTCTAAGGAGGAAATACTATGTCCGCTATTGTTTGGGACAAGACCGGTGAACGTATTTACGAATCCGGTGTAGACCATGGCGTGCTGTACCCCCAGGACGATACTGGTGCGTACGCCGGCGGTGTTGCATGGAATGGTCTGATTGGCATTACCGAGTCTCCCTCCGGTGCTGAGTCTAACCCTCAGTATGCCGATAACATCAAATACCTGGATCTGATGTCCGCCGAGGAATTCGGTGCAACCATCGAGGCCTATATGTACCCCGTGGAGTTCGAAGAGTGCGACGGCACTGCTGAGGTTGCTCCCGGTGTTACTATCGGTCAGCAGAACCGTAAGACGTTTGGTATGTCTTATCGTACCAAGGTTGGCAATGATGTTGCTGGCCAGGATTACGGTTACAAGCTGCATCTGTTCTGGGGTGCAAAGGCTTCTCCTTCCGAGAAGAACTTCCAGACCATCAATGATTCTCCCGAAGCAACTACCTTCTCCTGGGAAGTCACCACTACTCCCGTTGTGCTGACCACTATCAATCCCAAGACCAAGAAGGTCTACAATCCTACCGCATCCATGGTTGTCAACTCCACTAAGGTTGACGCTACCAAGCTGGCTGCTCTGGAGAAGATTCTGTACGGCGATACTGAATCTGAACCTCGTCTGCCCACTCCTGACGAGGTTATCGCTATTTTTGCTCCTGCTGAGGCAGGCTAAGTTTATAAGTCGCGGGGGTCTTAATGGCCTCCGCTTCTTTTATTTTTGAAAGGAGAAAACTATGTACATTTGGAAACACACTTATACCGATTACAACGGTAAAGAGCGAACCGAAGATTTCCATTTCAACCTGTCTAAGGGCGAATGCATGGATATGGAAATGAGTATCGACGGCGGTATGACCGCCTATATTCAGCGCATCATCAATGAGCAGAGCCAGTCCCAGCTCTACGCCTATTTCAAGGATGTTGTCGTAAAGTCTTACGGCAAGAAGTCTCTGGATGGTCGTCAGTTCGTCAAGAATGAGGCTCAGACTCAGGAATTCCTCCAGACCGAGGCGTTCTCTGATCTCATGGTTATGCTCGTATCGAATGCTGATAAGGCTGCGGAGTTCTTCAATCATATTATTCCCAAGGTTAAAGCCTCCTAATCGGGCTTTTTATGGAAGGGAGGCCATAGAGTGCTCCAGTTGAAGATTCCCGCATTCGAGTATTTCGATGATGAAACACAAAC